TTGTCGCCACGCTTCACGCCAACCGTATGTCCGTAGCCTATCGTCCACACGCCCGCCGGGCACTTGTAAGCCGTGCCACGGAAACCCTCGAACCTCTTTATCGCCTCAATCAATGTGTTGCTCGCTTTCATATCTTCATTTTTTTGTTTAACTTTGCCATCGCCTCCCGTGAGGGACGCCCGAAGAACTAATATGTTTTTCATGGTATTATATTTAAGTTTAACAGGGGGAGGCGGCGTGCCTCCCTTTTTATTTCTTTTCCTTATCCTTTGCTTCCTGCCGCTCCTGTTCCACACGCTCCATGATGGGTTTCCAATAAGATGGAAGCATACGGGTAAATTCCAACCTTACCGCATGGTAGACGATACGCAGGGCAATATTCGTCGGATGAACCTTTATCAGGTTCTTCACCGCATTCTGGACGTAAACGTACATGAACACATACGTCAGCGATTTGATGACGATAATGGCAGCCTCACCGTCACCGCACTGTGACATCACCGTGAAGAGAAAGCAGATTATCACCACGTAAAGAACCAGTTCGGCCAAGGCGTTCTTGAACTTTCCGAAAGAAAAGTTCTCGCAACAAGCAAAGCTGACCCCGTCCGCCTTCATGCCGGCATAGATGTTGAATGCAAAGGCCAACACCAAAGCCAACAAGAATCCTTTCGTCGGGGTGTAATACGCCAGTACCGGACTGATGGCCGATGCCGACACCATGCGCAAATGTTCCCAATCTGTTCTCATAAACCAATCATTTGTCATTTATAAACTTTCACAACTCTTTCACAACTATTTTTAGTCAGGTGTTGCATGAAACGTATATATTCCTACAAGGTTGCATATATCATTATTATATTCACAGTCATATTCATATATTGTTCCATTAACTTGGTAAGATAAATACCTCATTTCAGCTTCATAATAAACGGTACAAGGAGCTATGCACAATTCAGAGTCATCCCTTATATAAAAGATATACTCCTCTGGATGTAAATTCCAATCATCTGTTAGTTTCCCAACTATATCCGTTACATCTTCTCCCTCTGTTTTACTAGAAAGGCTTTCAAATATTTTTATTTTGATATTGATTATTTGGTCATTTAGCTTCTTACCTTGAGCAGCAGACAAAGCCTTAGTAGCATCAGTTGAAGTCAGATTATTCACTACATCTTTCTTATCCAACTTCTCATCATTTAGCTTCATACCCATATTGGCTGAAAGTGGATAGTCACTCAATGGAGCGAACTCATCCATTATATCAGTTCTGAATACAATATTATTTCTCTGAGCAGCTCTTGGTACATTAAAAACACCATTGTAATGACGTATTTTTATATAGGCTGTGTCAGATGCGTCAGAAAATCCTTGGATATGTAAATAATCCCCCTCCGAGGAACCTGTATTTTCTACTCTAATCATCACATGTTGCAATGCCTTGTTATTGATGTTTAAAAACAGGATTCCCTCGTTGACCATCGAGGAAATAGTACTGAAAGCATACCCGCCAAGTGCAGCTGTAATTTGGCTATTACTCGAACTAGTAGAAAGACCAAATACATTTTTGAAAAGTGTTGCTCCGTACTTCTTCCCATTAAACCAAATACTGTTTTCATCAGTACTGAAAGACATTAAATTAGGTGTAGCACTTTGTACACTCTTACCTTGCGCGGAAGTCTTTGTTACCGCTACTCTTAGTTTTTGTCCATTCGCTGCCATAGCTTTATTCTATTGTAATACCCGCTGAATCCGAAGGTTTAACAGTTCTTATACTAAATTGAGCATTATCCCAGTTATCACCACTACTTGCAGGGACACATTTTGCGATTACAGTCCAATCGTTATTACCGGGATGAAGATATTTTACTATTACATTACCTGAATCAATTATACATGTTGCCGATTTTTGAGATTGCACATTAGCATTGCCAGTTACTAATATTAGTTCTCCTGCATCAATGGCATTTCTAAAAGCAGACGGTGTCCCTAAAGCTGTTTTAAGTTGTTCTTGTGTAGGATTAGAACTTAACGCTGTAAGTTCTCCTATGCTATAATGTGAAATTCCATCAGCTTTCTTTGCATAAGTATTGTTTGCATCCGTCTTAGATAACTTCTCATCTTGCAACTGCTTGCCTTTCGCCGCAGTCAAAGCCTTCGACGTGGAAGAGTCGGAGAGCGAGTTGGACAGTTCCGTGAAGTTCGCCACGTAGGCAAGGTCGCTGCCCGTCGAGAAGAAAAGCGTGCCGTTAGTGATGTAGCACTTGCCCGGGATGGGGCCGTTCGTGCCCAACACCTTCACCAAGTCCGCATTTGTCAAGGCCGGGTTCGGGCTGTCCGGAATCGACCAGTTGTTGTAATACGACCCGTTCAACTTGTAGGCGAATTTCTTCATGTCATCCAACCAGACGACCCGCCCGCCGGGTGTAGTGGCAGAAGCTTGGGTTATCGTCTTCGTGCCCGTCTCGATGGCATCGAACGACACCGGGAACATCTCCGCATATTCGGCGGCCTTCTTGAAGGCGTTCGTGCTTGGCACCTCGTTCGCGCTGCCTATCTTGGCCGCGTCGTAATCGTCCACCACCTCGCTCCGCTTCACCTGCGCGTCGTTCGTCACGTTCGACAGCCCCACCTGCTCCTTCGTCACACCGTGCGGGTTGCTCTTGTTGCCCGCGTGTGCGTCGTAAGTCTTCTTCAGGTCCGCACCTTTCTTCCCGTCATAGGCCGTCCCGGCAGTCTCGCCAAGGCCGATGCTCTTCGAGATTTCCACCAAGTCGCTGCCGCTCCAACGGTACGTCTTGTTGTCATCCACCGTCACGTAAATCTTGCCCGTCTCAGGGGTGCTGCCACCGTCAACAGCCGTGGCCGAAGTCGCACGGTAGATTTTCTTCTCGCCCGTCACGTAATACAGCCAACCCACGGTAAGCCCCGAAGTCGGGATGTTGGCCTTCCCCCCAACGAAATCGCGCACCTCCAACACGTCGTCCACGTAAGAAGGCAACTGCGCAGAAGGAACCTTGCCCCCCGAGTCCAGCGTGGCAACGCCGCCTGCCTTCCCCACCTCGCTCCGCTTCACCTGCGCGTCGTTCGTCACGTTCGACAGCCCCACCTGCTCCTTCGTCACACCGTGCGGATTGTTCTTGTTACCCGTGTGCGAGGACAGCTCCGACTTCGTGGCATAAGTGTTCGACGCATCCGTCTTGCCCAACTTCTCGTCCTGCAGCTTCTTTCCCATTGCGGCGGATAGCGGCTTGTC